CGCACCGCGTGCGCGAGCTCGAGGGACTGGGCCTGATCCGCCGCGAGGGTCGGCGCGTGCTCGTGTCTCCTCCGCGCGCCTGGCTGACGCTGGCGATCGGCAAGGCCCGCAGGCGCTCGAGGTCGCGGCAGTTGGCGAGCGTGCGAGCGGCTGAGAACCGGCGAGAGACTCCGCCGATCGTGGACAACCTGATCGAGCCGGAGTGGTTCAAGGCCGTTCACCCGCTCGGCCTCCCTGCGCCTGCGATGCAGCGGGTGGAATACGTCCCGATCGATCCGGTTGAGTGGTGGACAGCAACGGGTCCACCATGAGCAAGGTCATCACCAGCCAACGAGTGCACGTCGACATACGCGTGCGAACGGAAATCAACGAGCGGAGCCGTGCGCTCGGATCGATCAACGATCTAGAGCAGTCTGCCGATGGCGACGCGGGCTGGCTCGTGCTCGCATGCGAGAACCAGAGCGTGCTTGAGGTGCACATGCTCCCCGGGGAGTACGCGTTCGAGGCCGAGCAGCGATTCCGTGCGGCGAGTGCCGAGGTCCTCCCGCGTCAGCCAGGCGCGACATGGACACCGACAGCCGTGCTGCTCGCTCACCTAGAGATCGGTGCATGGGACGGGGACGGATGCCTGACCGGGCCGGTTACGCAGAGCTCCATCCTTCGCGCCCAGTGAGACACATGCCATGAAGCACGAATTCAAAGTCGGCGACGAGGTCGCGGTCGTTAGCCGCTTCGGCATCACGCGAGGCAAGGTCTCAGGCGTGCGGCGCTACAAAGTCAGGACGAAGGTCACGCTAGAAAGCGGCAGCACGTGGGCTAGCGACGGATCTCCGTGGGAAAGCGAGGTGCGGCCCCTGGATCGGATCGAGCCGATGACAGACGAACGACGTGCGATCCTGCGAGACCAAGCCCGCCGACGCGCTTGCAAGTGGGCGTCGGAGAACTGGTTCTCGATGCCCGAAGACGTGCGCCAGACGATCGGCGACGCGCTGATCAACGCACGTCGTGCAGCCAAGGAGCGGCAGTGATGGACCTGCCAGCCGCACACACGCCGAAGACCATCCGGTCGGCGTTCAAGGCAGGCGAGCGCATATTCGCGGTGCGCTCGTACCTCCCTAGCAAGATCGTGACGGTGCATGTCCTGCGGATCGACGGAGCGGCGGTCGTGGTGCAGACGCGCAACGGCGAGGCCGAGCGAAGGGCGAGCGAGTTCGTCAGCATGGGCGCAGCCAAGAAAGCCAAGCGGCGGTGACAGGAGGCATGCTGTGATCGTGTGCAAGATGCAGGTTCCAGATGCCGTGATCGATGCCGTCGTCCAGCGAATGCGCTCCGGCCAGTTCGAGTGTGCGACGCTGATCTCGGTCGCTCGCAGCATGTGGCCAGATGTTCCGGCGTGGTGCCATGACCGACTCGCTGACCGACTGATCCAGCGCGAGTCGAAGTCGGGCCGCATTTCGAGGGTCGGCGGGCGCGTCTGGGAGCCAGGCTAGCGGCGGCCATGGAATTCGAACGCATGGACTGGCTCCCCGAACGCGGCGCTCGCCGTTCTATCGACGCGCTTGCCGAATGCCAAGGGGCAGCCACGTGACGCAGGGCCAAGCCGGGCGAGAGTTGGAAGCGATCGACGGCGTGGTCGAGCGTGTTCGATTCCACAACGCCGCGTCGGGGTTCACAGTGCTGATCGCCACGGTCAACGGAGAGACGCAGACGCTGCAAGGTGAGCTCGCCACGCACGTCGAGAAGGGCGCTCGGTTCTCCGCTATCGGCCAGTGGTACGATGATCGAAAATACGGCCGGCAGTTTCGATTTGCTAGCCTCGAGGTCGAGCCGCCGTCCGGCAACGACGAGGTGATCGCTCGGCTCAAAACGTACCCCGGCATCGGGCAGGCGACGGCCGAGCGGATCGTCGAGCAACTCGGCGATCGAACATGGGAGACGCTCGACACCAACCCTGGGACCCTGCGGCACATCCCGGGGATCGGCCCGAAGGCGCTCGCCAAGATCAAGGAGCACCACGCAAGGCAAGGCGGACCGCTTGGGAAAGTGCGGACGCGGCTGATCACAGTCGGCGCGCCGCAGAGCCTGGCCAGGCACATCTACGACGCCTATGGAGACAGGGCCCTCGAGATGCTCGACGACTACCCCTACCGCGTCGCGGCGAAGGTCGAGAGGTTCGGGTTCAGGCTGGCGGAGCGGTTCGCCCGATCGACGGGGCTCGATCCAGAGAACGCTGATCGAGTCGAGGCCGGCGTGGTCCATGCGTTGCGCGTGCGCCGAGTCGCGGGCCACTGCTGCATGCCTGCTCGAGATCTGACGCGCGAGTCCATGGGCCTGCTCAGCGTCAGCGAGCGCGCTGTCGACGACGCGGTCGAGAGGCTGCTCGACCATGGATCGATCCGCTACCAGCACGAGATGGTTTTCCTCGCAGGGACAGCGGTGATCGAGGGGCGAGTGGCCCAGGCGATCCTCTCGCTGACGCGCCCGGTCCGAGCGGTGCTCGACGCCAGCCGGGTGCCGTCTCACCTGAGCGAAGGCCAGCGCGAGGCGGTCGAAGCCGTGGCCGCGAGCGGGGTCACGATCCTGACGGGCGGCCCAGGCACCGGCAAGAGCACGGTGGTCGGCGCGGTGATCGAGATGGCCGAGCGTGCAGGCATCCGCGTCACGCTGTGCGCTCCGACGGGACGCGCGGCGAAGCGGATCACGGAAGCAACGGGCCGCGAAGCAAGCACGATCCACCGACTGCTGCGGCCGATCGCTGGATCGCTGGAGTTCTACCACGGGCGCGCCAACCCGCTGCCGGTCAGCCTCGTGGTCGTAGACGAGGTCTCCATGCTCGATCTGGAGTTGGCTGACTCGCTGCTCGGCGCACTCACGGCAGATCACCGGCTGCTGCTGGTAGGCGACGCCGATCAGTTGCCGTCGATCGGCCACGGCAACCTGCTCACAGACTTGATCGACGCGGCCGAGGACGGGGCCAACATCGCGCTGGTGCGGCTGGACCAGATCTTCCGGCAGGCGCAGGGCTCGACGATCATCGCGAACGCGCGACGGATCCTTGCAGGGCTCGCGCCGATCTCGGACACGCCGACCGGAGCCCTCGGGCAGTTCTACACGGTTGAGGCCGACACGCCGGAGGATGCCCAGGCGAAGATCATCAGGATGACCACGGAGCGGATCGCCAAGGCCTACGGACTCGATCCGCGAACAGACGTGCAGATCCTTTGCCCCGTGCACCGCGGCCACGCGGGCGTCGAGGCGTTCAACGGCGTACTCCAGCGGCTGTATAACAACGGCACGCGGACCAGCTTTTGGGGAGCGAAGGATCGTCGGTTCTGCGTCGCCGATCGGGTCATGCAGATCCGCAACGACTACGAGCGCAACGTGTTCAACGGCGACATCGGGACCGTGAGCAAGATCGACGGCGACGACATGATCGTGGACTTCGACGGCGCGCCGAAGAGTTACAAGCGCTTTGACCTCGGCCTACTCCAACTCGCCTACGCGATGACGATCCACAAGAGCCAGGGCGGCGAGTTCCCGGCGGTGCTGATCCCCGTGCTGCGCACGTCGTGGACGCTAGACCGGCAGTTGCTCTACACGGCCGTGACACGGGCACGCGATCTCTGTATCTTGACCGGGCACGTGGATGCGATCCAGCGTGCCGCGGAGACACTCCAACCGAGGCGCTGGACCCGACTGACTCAGCGCATACTGACAAGCGACGGATGACACCATGGCGCGAACATACCTAGACACCACAACGGTCAGCCAGCACGAAGCGCTGAACAGCGCTCGGATCCTGGACGCTCACTTCACCCGACTTCAGGGCGTGCGAATCAAGCTTTTGTGCAAGAAGGCCGTCGTCGACGAAGACGACGATCCGATCTGCGACGCGCTCACGTACCGCTCCCGGCCGATCATCACGGCCGTGTCGATCACGAAGGCCGAAGAGCGGTACTCGGAGGATGGAGAGGTCGAGCAGCCCGATGCTCGGGTGATCGTCAACGGAGATCTGTGGGGGACTCTCGTCACAGACGAGCAGGTCGCCGCGATGGATCAGGCGCTGACTCAGATCGAGGTGGTCACGGACAAAAAAGGCCACCGCAAACTCGACGACGCAGGCCGGCCGAAGTTGCGCAAGCGCCGATATGATTACGAGGTGTTCGGCTTCGCCGAGGTGGCCGAGCGCCACGGCCGAGCGAGCCTCGAGGTCCAGGAGGCCAGGCGGCTGTTCAACGACTTCGGCCAGGGCATGCTGTTCGCAAGCGATGGCGAGGACGGGGACGGCGAGAACGTGGTCGCCATCGTGCGGCCGCGCGCAGCACCGCTGAAACGCGCCAAGCCACACAGGCGCGGCAAGATCAGCGTCAAGGAGTTGGTCGAACGGATCGCCGCCTGCATGCCCGCGACGGTGCTCGGCCTGACTGCGCTGGAGCACGCGTCGAGTCCAAGGCCCGGCGTAGCGACGGCACTCAGGGATCGTGCGTACGCGCTGCGGATTCTCCCCGACTACGATCTCGTCCTGCAAGGCAACACGCCGAAGATCAAGCCCGACACCGCGGCGGCCGTGCTGGCCACGACTCCGATCCGGCAAGTAGACCAGCCCGGCCAGCTCGTGGCGGAGTGCTGCGATCCAACGGTGCTCGCCTGGCCGCTCGCGGAGGAGCGCGCTCTCGGAGACGACGGGCGCGCGGACTTGATCGAGTTGCTCAGCGACCGTGCTGCTGCCCTGGGAGAACAGGCCGCGTGCGTGCACTGAGCAGCGAAGCGGCGTGCCCAGGATGCCGCGCCCCGCTGACTTGCGGAACGATCGAGTTCGGCGTCGCCGATGGCCTGACAGACCGCGACATCGCAGAGGCGATCGCGGCGCTCTGCCCATCGATGCCCGCTGACGAGGCCATCGCGTCGGTGCGCTCGATCGCGTCCAACCTTGCGGTGCCAACGAAGCGCGCGCGGCAAGAGGCTGAGCGGCTGGGGATCGACTTCAGCACGGACGCGGCGCGAGCGGCCGGAGGCATCGCAAGGTATCTACGGGGGCTGTCCGAGGCGGGCACCTTGAACGAGGCGCGGATGTTCGACAGCCGCGAGGCCCGAGCGGGCGCGTCGATCCTTGGTAGCGACATCGATGTCCGAGTGAGTCAGCCGGTCGAACGCGACGGCGTGATGGTTCGGGCCTGGCGTCGACATGGGTGAACTGATCGCACTCCCCGCAAGCGTCGACGCGCCGGTGCTGCTGCACGGCGACTGCCTCGACATGCTCGCGCGGCTGCCCGATGCGAGCGTCCACGTCGCGGTCACGGATCCTCCGGCCGGGATCGGCTTCATGCACGCTGCGAAGGCCGGACGCACCTGGGATTCGTTCACCGGCTACCAGCCACGGACCGCCCGGGGCCGCGAGGTGGCGGCGCGCCACGGCGACGACCCGCTTATCGCCGAGGCCGCAAACGCGCTGCTCGGGTTCTCGCTGTCCGGCGCAACCGAGGATCTACCGGCGCGAGAGACAGCGGCCTGGCTCGCCGAGGCCCTGCGCGATCGCTACACGTCCCCGCTCGCACGCCTGCCGGCGTGGGCCGTGGGCTTCGTGGCCTTCATGACCGACGTGTGGACCGAGGTTGACCGCGTGCTGAAACCTGGCGGCTGGATCTGCGCGTGGGCCCTGCCGAAGACGTCCGACCTCGCCGGGCTGGCCGGGCGCGCCGTGGGGTGGGAAGTCCACGACTCGCTGCTGCACCTGTTCGGTGGCGGGATGCCGAAGGGGGACAACATCAGCAAGCGGCTGGACAAGATGGCCGGGGCCGAGCGCGAGGTGGTGGGCACCAAGATCGGGCTACCCGGCTATAGCCTCGCACCGTCTAAGGGCTCGACGGTTTACGGCGGCGGCACAGGAGGGAGCGGCGACCCGTCGCGCGAGTGTGAGATCACCGCCCCGGCCACCGAGTCCGCCCAGCGCTGGGATGGATGGAACACGCAGCTCGCCCCCGGCTACGAGCAGTGGCTGCTGTTCCGCAAGCCCACCCGGCTCACCTACGCCGCCAACGCGATCGAGCACTGCACCGGGGTCCTGCACGTGGACGCGTGCCGCATCCCGCGGGGCGAGTCGCTGTCTAGGCCGCACGGCGCGACCGCGTTCGGGGTCATGAACGATGACGCTTGGACCGCGAACCCGAACAGTCGAACCGAAGCTGAACCGGCCGGCTCATGGCCTCGCAACGTCGTAATCACCTGCGGCGGCGAGGAGTGCCCGGCCGAGGCGCTCGACAGGCAGAAAAGCGCGCGAGCGACAAAGCGCAACGACGCAACCGCGTTTTCATCGGGGACAATATCGGACGAAAACCCGACCAGGTACAGCCCTAGTTACGAGGGTGAGGTCGGCGGGGCCTCGCGGTTCTTCACCCGCTTCGAGGACACGCGACCGTTCGACGACCGCGTGCGCTACCAGGCCAAGGCCAGCGACCGCGGGGCCGGGCTGCGCACGGACATCGTCAACGCCCACCCCACCCACAAGCATGTCGACCTGATGCGCTGGCTTGTGCGCCTGATCGCCGCGACGGCCGAGACCACCGGCGGCGAGGCGGCGATCGTGCTGGACCCGTTCATGGGCAGGGGCTCAGTTGGCCCTGCTGTGAGGGCCTGGGAATAGGCGCGCCGCCCGTGGGTTGAGCCTGGCATGACGGACACAAACCACGCCGCCGATCCGGGCCAGGCCGCACCGCATGAGCCGGTCGAGCCCGGCACCAACCGCCGACACACATGGGCTCAGTTCACCGAGGCCGGTATGCTGTGGTGGACAAATCGGATCTTGCACATGTTCGGGTGGGTCATCGTGCTGGAGAAGTCCGACGACGGCCAGACGCTCGCCGCCCACCCGGCCCGGACCGAGTGGCGAGGGTTCCCGCGCGACCGCGAGGAGATCGGTTACACCCGCGTCGCCGCGTGGATGGAGAAGGCCGCGCGGTCGATCCGAGAGGAGACCGAGCGATGAAGATCCACCGCTTCTGGATCGGGGCTGGCGAGCGGATCAGCCGGACGGGCGAGCGCTACGGCCAGGCGCTTTTCAATCACCTGGAGTCGGTGCGGCCTGACCTCGCCGAGCGCGTCCGCGGGACGGATGCGGATCCGTTCCGCTGCTTCGATGCGGGCTCGGACCAGATCGGGCGCTTCGCGGAATTCGTCGAGCGCGAGTGGTCGCGCAAACCAGCGAAGCGACGCGGGTTCCAGCAAGGTAAAACCTACTGGGGTTACAGCGTCGACGGCCCTGATGGTCAGTACTTCGGTGCGTTCGGGTCGCGAGATGCAGCGATCAGCGAGGCCAGGTGCGAGCGTATCTCCGGCACCTTCTGGGTGTGCAGCGGGACACCGATCGTGGTCGGCGTCGACGACTCGGACGTGATCGAACGACTGCACGACTACGCGCACGACGAGGCAGGGCCGCACGCCGAGGAACCGATCATCGTCCACGGTGACGACGGGGAGCTCCAGCGCTTCCTCGATGACTGGTGCACTCGACACGTGGAGATCAACGCCTGGAAGGCCAACGCCGAGCCAGAGGAGATCACGGGATGATCGGCCGACTGATCCGCTGGCTCCGGGTGCGCCGTGTCCAACCGCCGGCCAGCCTCCGAGGGCTCCGATCGCTGCTCACAGACGCCCGACGCAACCGCGTGCAGCGAGTCGCCGAACGCGAGGGACTCGGACCGGGCGAACTCGACGACGCGCTGACCGTGCTCGCTCAGGAGCACCCGCTGACGGCTGTCGAGGCGCTCGACCTCGTCGACCACCGGGGGCTAGAGCAGACCACAGCAGACCTCGAGGGTCTTCGCCGTGGCTGAGATTCAGCTGGAGTTGCGCGCTCAGGTTGCCCTCGACCTTACCGAGCAACTAGCGGAGAGGGCGGCGGCGGGCGAGGCTGACACCGACGACCGCGAGCAGCGGCGCCGATCGTTCCTGGATGCTCGCGCCCATGTCGAGCGGCTGGCCAAGCGAGAGACGCGGGACGGCACCGATGCGATCGCGGAGTTGCTTAGGATCGCCAAGATCGGAGACGCGGCCTTCGACGACGCATGCAACCGCGCCATCGATCTGCGCGACACGATGGCGAGCGACCTCATGGATCGGCTACGATCTCCGAGGCCGCGCAGGGAGTTACGGGGAACGTGCGGCGCCGCGCATGACGGTGGCTGCACCAAGTTCGGCAACACAGTTCAAAGCGGCCTGACGGCCGGGAGTCCGAGGTGGAGTATGTGCGAGACGATCAAGCGAGTGGCGAAGATGGCGGTGGTGATGGCGATGCTGGCGGGGTGCGGAGATCAGCAGGACAGCGAGCGCAGGAGCCTTGTCGAGATCGACTGCGGCGGGTCGCCATGCGTAGCTCGATGGGACGAGACTGACCTGTGGTCACCCGTCTACCCGATCGACGACGTGACCTCGCTCCCGGACGTTGACCCGTCGACGCTGTGGGCGTGCGAGTCTAGTCCAGATCCAGACTTCGTTTTCTGCGTCGAAGTCGACGGACTCGGCCACGTCGGGTGCTTTCGCGACGAAGGCGATTGGGCGGTAGCGGTGGCCCCGACATGCGCAGTCGGATCTTTGCCTGACTGGATCGATGTCGGTGCAGGCATGTCCGCGCAGGCGTTCGCTCGCTAGGTCTGGACAGCTGACTCGACAGTGATGCGCACGCGGTCGGCGGTGACGTTACCGCCCGACACGCCCATCCGTACGCGAAACGTGTAGTTCTGCGTGGTAAGCTCCGCGAAACTGTCTGTGGGTTTCCACTTGAATCCATCTGAGACCGTGGCGCCCGTGTTCGCCACAGCTGGGGAGCGGATGCCGGACGTGAAAATGTCAGCGGTGCCAAGGGGGCCCGTGACGCGAACCTGGTAAGCGACATCCTGGCTGGCCAAATCAACGGCGACGCGGGCACCGATGGTGATCCAGACATCCTCGTTTTGCTTGATCCTGCGACCGGCCTCGGCCGTAGTATCGGCCATGGCCCCGCCGGTCGTGAACGTCAGGTCAAAGCCGCGGCGAGGTTCCGAAAGCGTGTGGATCTGTCCAGCGTTATCGCGGATGGAGACGAAAGTATCATTCCACCGGATGCTGCCAGCGGTTGCCGGCAGCGTGGTCCCTGAGCTCTGGAACGCCAGAACGAGAGGCGCAATGCTTGTCCCGGTGATCGTCGGTGCATCGATTGACGAACCGACAGCACCCGACAGCGCTCCGTTCAAGGTGGCGGCCGAGGTGGCGTCGAAGCCGATGCCGACATCGCCGACTAACGAGACCACGCTGGATGCATCCGTGCCAAGCGTCACGTTTCCGTTGATCGTCCAGTCGTTGGTGTTGGACGATCCCCAGGTCCAGGTATTGTCTGACGCGGACAGCGTGACGTTGGCCTGCACTGCCAAGGTCGAACCGTTGCCGATGATAAGGCCTGAGCCAGAGAGCATCTCGAGGGTCCCAAGGTTCTCGACGAACAGCATCGCCCCGCCTTTGATCGAGAGCGAGCCGGTGACCTTTGGATTTGCGAACGAGTAGCTCCCGATCGCAGTCGCCATCTGGTTGAACACCAGGTCATCGAGAGCGATGCCCTGGCTGATGATGACGTTGACGATCTCCATCTGGACCGAGTCGGCCCACTCGGGGGAAATCTGCGTCGCGGGAAGACCGGGTGACTCGCTGCGAAAGCCGTTCAGTCCAGCGCCGAATTTGTCCGCCACCGCGGTCGGGGTCTTGATCACGTCCATGTGCGGCGGAGGATACCACGATCCAGCGGTCGCGCTCCCGCCGCTTTTCTCGCAGCCCGTGATGCGTCCCGACTGATGCGGCGGATGTCAAGCAAAACAGAACGCAACAAAGCACAATGATATCAATAGGTTACACGCATGCGCGGCGCTCATGCGATATATGTAATGCACGTAAGCCCAGTTACTGACGCGAAACCAGTGGACCGATGACCGCGGGCGTGGTGCAGTTTCGACACGATGGCCGCTGCACCACTCCAAGTCGCAGGCGACGACGAGCCGCTGCATCACATGCGCGAGCTCCTGGACAAACTCGGTGAGCACGTCGACGCCGCGATCGGCGATCCGAGCCGGTCGACAGTCGGGAGGATCGGTGACGATGTCACAGATCTCAAGTCGACCGCTCACCGGCTTGAGGTCGAGCGGGCAACGGACCCGATCGCCCAACTAGCGGACAGCCTCTCGAAGGCGATGCAACGCGGCGGAGGCCAGCCACCGATCGGCAAAGGCGGGGTCTACGGGATCGTGGTTGCGGTCTGCCTCGCCTTCATCGGCTCACCGGTGCTCGATCGGATGCTTCCGATCAGCCAGGAATTCGAGGCCGAGCACGCAGCCGCGGCGGCCGTCGTCGACAAGCGCCTTGACGAGATCGAGATCCGACTAGCGAGCGTGGACCGCCGCTTCGCCGCCGAGCAACGCACCAACGCCTGGGTGGCCGAGGTCCTGCGCAAGTCCCTCGCGGCGACCGGCAAGATCGCCCACAAGCTGGAGATCCAGGACGTGGACCTCGTCATGCCCGTCCTTTGGCCAGAGTGACCACCATGACCATCACCACGATCATCGCCACGATCATCACAGCGCTGCTGTGCCTCGCACCTGCTCGCGCTCACTACTGCGATCTCGATCCCGAGGTCCGCGTCCGCATCGGTCTGCCTGATGGCGACTGCGTCCCGCTCAGCGTCAAGCCCCCGACCGAGGAGACCGCCGCGCTCGTCTGGTGCTGCGGTTTCGAATCCGGCGGGTGCGTCCAGGTCACCTACGCCAGCGACTGCGATCCAGCCGTCGAGTTCGCCGTCTCGTGTGATTGGGGCGTCTGCGAAGACGACGGCACGATCACCTGCTACGAGTGACCCATGGGCGCCGAGGCGGAGGCACGCGAGCACGATGAAGAGTTCGCGTTCCTACCGTGGCAGTGGCGCTGGTACGACGACCGCTCGGCCGTCAAGGTCTTCGAAAAATCGCGGCAGCTTGGCATCACGTGGGTGACCGCGTGCGAGGCTGTCGAGGTAGCGTCGACGCCGAAAGAAGACGGCGGGTCTGACGTGTGGTTCATGACCACGAGCCAGGACGACGCGCGGGAGTTCATCAGCGACTGCGCCGGGTGGATCGAGACGCTCTCGGACGCGATGGACGCGAACCCGGAGATAGACGAGTACGACTGGATCGAGCCTGACGATCGCGAGGCGGTGCTGACGTTTCGGATCACGTTCCCGTCCGGGTTTGCGATCCATGCCTTACCCTCGAGGCCCGCACGTCTGCGCGGCAAGAAGGGGTACGCGATCTGTGACGAGGCGGCGCACCAAGATCTCGACGCGTGGCTCAAAGCCTCGGGTGCCCTGCGGATCTGGGGCGGCCGTCGAGCGATCATCTCGACGCACCACGGGACTGACAGCGGTTTCTATCGGTACGTGCAGCGAGTCAAAGCGAGCATCGCGGACGGTAAGCCGATGGCCAGCCTGCACTCGGTGTTTCTCGACGAAGCGCTGGAGTTGGGTCTGTACCGGCGGATCTGTCGGATGGCGCGGCCTCAGATCCGCTGGTCGCGTGAGCGCGAGTTGGAGTGGATCGAGGAGCTCCGCATCGAATACGGCGACGGCTTTGACGAGGAGTGTCGCGGCATCGTCACCGGCGCGAGTAACCAACTGATCGCCCGACAGTTGATCACGGCCGCGCAGACGATGACGGAGACCGAGTGCCAGATCGTCGAGTTCCGCGGTGGCGAGTCTCCGCGGATGTGGATCAACGGTGACCAGGTCGAGGTCGCCGACAAGCCTTGGCCACTGCCGTCGGACCAGGACGCGAACATCAGCTCACCGGAGGATCGTGAGGCGCTCGTCCGGCGATGGCTCGATCAACACTTGGCCGCTCCGCTGATGGCGATCAACGGCCTTGGCCTCGACGTGCACGTGGGCGACGACTACGGCCGCAGCGGAGATCTCTCGACCAAGATCATCGGCACGAACGATCGGAACAACCGCCGCGCGGTCAGGCTCGTGATCGAGTGCGAGCGGGTCCCATGGACGGTGCAGTCGCAGATCGCCGACTACTGCTGGGCGATCCTGACGCGGCTCCGATCTGGCTCCGGCGACGGCAACGGCAACGGCAGCCACAACGCCGAGCGAGCCAAGGAGCGGACCCGCGGGAAGATGTCAGTCACCATGCGCTTGCCAGACGGTGCCTTCACTCGGCTTCGCACGCGCCTCGAGGAGGGAACGATCAAGCTCCCGCGGCACGGCCGGGACATCGCCGACGACATCGCGTCGATCAAGCGCAAGTCCAACGGCGTCGAAGCGCCGCGCCGCAGGACCGCACGCGGGCAGCAGCGACACGCCGACGCCGCCTATGCGCTTGCGCATTTCGAGCACTCCATTGATACTGACGGCCAGGTGGTCGTGCCGATCAAGAGTGCTAGGCGAACCGGCCGATCACTGTGGCCACGGGGGCGACGATGAGCAAGGCGAAGCGAGCAAGCGGGCGGACGAGCGCGAGGGCCAAGGCTACGCCGAGGAAATCGAAGGCGATCGCCAAGAAGGACTCAGCCCCGGCGAAGGGGAGCAAGTCAAAGGCGACTCGGACCGACGGACACATGGCCGGGATCTCCGAGATTGCCCGCGTGTTGCGAGGCGATTTCCCCGTCGGTCTGCCGGGGTGGATGTCCGGGGAGGCTGCATGGGCCTACTACATCCAAAACGGCGTGGTGCGCCAGATGATCGGGCGCTTCGCCATGCTCATGACCTCGCCCGGTCACGGCTACACCCACAGCGACGTGCGGGACTTCGACTGGTCACCGACGATCTCGATGCTCGATGAGAAGCGCCTGCGCCAGGCCTGCCGCTCCGCAGCAACGTGGGCCTTTGTGTTCGGCGCCGGGATCATCGAGCACGTCGTCGAGGACGCCTTCCGCGGAAACGAGCCGCTCGATCTGGACAACGTCCACGCCTACAAGGGCGTCAACATCCACACCGCGTGGAGCCTGCGACCCGAGGACAGCGCGGACTGGAAAACCGCGGAGTGGTTCGTCACGCGAACGCATCCGCAGCGCCGGATCCACCGATCGAGGCTGACGATCATGGTGGCCACCGACACGCCGGCCGGTGTCATCACGACGCGGACGACGGGATGGCCGCCGTCGTGGATGGAAGGGATTTATCAAGCATTCAACGAGTGGACGCGGATCGAGTGCGACGTGTCGGCGATCGTTCGAACGCTGTCGGTGTTGCACCTCCAACTGGAAGGCTGGGCCCTCGCGGCAGGCAACACCGACAGTGTGGAGGCCGACGGTGTGCGGGCACGGATCGCCCAGGCTCTCGAAGGCCTGAACGCCGACGGGATGCTCGTCACCGACACGAAGGATCGGCTCGGCGAGGTCTCGCGCAACATTTCAGGCCTCGACAAGTTGATCGAGCGCAAGGCCCTCCGCGCCGCGGCGAGCAGCGGCGTCCCGAAGGAGTTGCTGCTAATGGAGGCCGAGGGAAACCTTGGACTCAACAGCGCCCCGATCGACGCCTACATCGATCTCGTCGCCGGGTGGATGGACCAGATGGTCGTGCCGGCGATCACTGATGCGACCGACATCTCGCTCGCGGTGCAGCGCTACCGGGCATCCCTGGTCGGCGAGACGCTGATCGTGCCGTCGCAATTCATGGTGGTCATGGATCCGATCCAACAGGCCACCGGCAAGGAGCGGGCGGAGGAACGCAAGGCCAACGCCGACGCGCGAGCAGCCGACGCGACCAAGACCGGGATCCCGATCGAGGTCATCCTGCAAGATCCTACGCTGCGCGACGACTACCCGGGGATTGACGCGTTTCTCGACGACAAGGCGGCGCGCGAGCAAGCGGCCCGAGAGAAGACGGCCGCGGCTGGTCTCGACAATCCCGAGGGCGAGGACATGGTCAGCGCGGCCCAGGCCGCGAAGGCGTTCGGGATCAGCGGCGGCACGTTGATCAAGTACGCCAAGGCCGGCAAGGTCCGCGGCCAACAGATCGCCGGCCGCTGGCGCTTCTACCTCTCGCAGGTGCGCGAGGCCTTGACCGGCAAGACCCCGGCCGAGATCGAGCAAGCAGCGGATCGGCGACTCGACGACATCGGTCTGTCCGAGTCCACGCGGTTCGGGGACGCATGGGGCGAGTCTGATGCGATGCGAGAGATCTTCGCCGTGCTCGAACGGGTGCGAGACACCGATCTCTCGGTGCTGCTGCTTGGCGAGACCGGCACCGGCAAGGAGGGCATCGCCCGCGGTCTCCACGTCGGTGACGGCCCGTTCGTGGCGATCAATTGCGCGGAGGTGAGCGACGACGGGCAGGCAGCGGCGAAGCAACTGCGCAACGCACTCGCATCGGCGGCAGGCGGGACTCTGTTCCTGGACGAGGTCGGCGATCTGTGGAGCGATGCCCAGTCGGCGATCCTGCGCCTGCTCGCGTCGCCCCACGACGCCCGGATCGTGTCGGCGACCTCGCGGCCGGCGGACTACTTGCGCGCCGATCTGTTCTACCGACTGGCCGACGTGCTGATCGAAGTGCCACCGTTGCGAGACCGTGAGCGCGACGTGATCGAGATCGCGACGGGGATTTACGAGTCCTACACGAGCGAGCGTGGCTACCCGGCCGCGGAGCCTCCGTTCGCTGACTCCGCGATCGCAGCGATGCTGCTCTACCAGTGGCCGGGCAACATCCGCGAACTGAAGTCGGCGGTGAGCCGCGGCGTCGAGTTGGCCCAGCGTGGCGAGTCGGTCGGGGCCGAGCACATGCAGCTGAGCATGCGAGAGAGCGGCGGTGTGAAGCGATGATCATCAGCGGCAAAGCACCAACCCGGTTCGTCACGCCGTGCGAGCAACTGGCGACCGGCGATGTCTTCTACCCTGAGTCTGCACCGGCCGCAGGACACCGGCCGCCGTTCATGTGCACTGGTCACGATGCCGGGTTCTGCTTTGCCGTGTCGCTGGAGTCCGGCTCACAGGTCGTGTTCAAGGCGCGCATGGTCGCGGTCGTGTCGGCTGCCGTGGTCGTCGAAAGCGGTGAACCGTGAGCTACGTCGTGCCGTGGATCGCATCGACCTTTTTTCTGTCCGGCATGCTGGTCGGCATCGGAACGACACTGGCATACATCAGGACCCTGGGCGAAGACGATCATGGTGACTCATGACACGAGTGAGTGATCAAGGGCGCAGGTTCCCGATCATTGCTCCGCGCGACACGAAGGGGCGACCCACCGACGGATGCCCAACGTCCGTCCCGTGGTCGTTTGTCGGGTGCCACGAAGCGCAGGCGTGGGCGAACCATGGTCAGACGCTTGAGCGGTTGGCCGAGCGAGGCGGCCTAGCGCCGTGTGAGTTGCACGCAGTCGTGCACGGTAGGCGGTGGCGATCGATGCCGATCGGTGAACTTGTGACTTGGCTTGCAGAGGTCGTCGGCCCCGCACGGGATGACGGATCATGACGATCGATGATGCGCAGCGCGACGCTCACTGGTATCATGTGCACATGGACACAGTTCTCCTCCCCTACCAACAGGAATGGATCGCTGACCGGTCACCGGTCAAGGTGTTTGAGCAGTCTCGAAAGATTGGCATCACGTGGGCGACCGCGTGCGAGGCGGTCGATGTCGCATCGCTGCCAAGCGCCGACGGCGGCTCCGACGTGTGGATGATGACCGGAACCCTGGACGACGCACGCGAGTTCATCTCCGACTGTGCATGGTGGATCGGTACGCGCATGATCGACCGCGAGTCGATCATGGACTACAAGATCGAATTCCCGTCTGGGTACGCCATCCATGCGATGCCGTCGAGGCCATCGTGCATGCGCGGCAAGACGGGGTATGCGATCTGTGACAGCGCGGCATTCCAGGATCTTGACGCGTGGATGAAGGCGTCGGCTGGCCTGAAAATGCAGGGCGGGCGGTTGGCGATCATCTCGACGCACCACGGTGACAGTGGGTTCTATCGGTACGTGCAGCGAGTCAAGGCGAGCATCGCCGACGGTAAGCCGATGGCCAGCCTGCACTCGGTGTTCATGAGTGACGCCATACAGCAGGGATTGTACCGCCGGATCTGCCAGGTTTCGCGTCCTCAGATCCCGTGGACGCAGGAGGGCGAATCGGCATGGATCGACGGCCTTCGTGAAGCATACGGCGACGCATACGGCGAGGAGTGCTGCGGCGTCGTTTCTCTCGCGTGCTGATCGGCAAAGGATCATGACGATCGGCGACCGACTCCGGCGCGAGCGCACGCGGGCAGGGCTGACGCAAGTCGACCTTGCAAGCCGTCTAGGTGTCTCATCCGAATACGTGTGCCGCGTCGAGCATGGGATCCGCCGTCCATCGCGTGTGCTCGTTGACCGCTGGGCCATCGCCGTCGGAGCCGGTCCAGCCGATCTCGTGCTCGACGGTCCGGCGCTGTTCGACGTGACCTTCGCTGTCGAGGCCGGCGAGATCGATCCGTTCACGGCGCGGTCCGTGCTCGGGCACTTGCCGATCCACATCAGGCGCCTGGCATCCGTGTGGCCGACGATCGACAGCCAGGCGATCAGGCTCCGTGCTCGAGGCTCCGCGCTGCCGTCGGTGATCGGCCTTGTCGGGACCGATGTCTCCGGGGTCGGGATCCTCGGAGCGCCGGTCGTCAAGCCGGTCGAGGCCGCGGCGGAGTTGATCGCGTGGGTTCGTGCTGCGAGCGAGGACGATGCACGGGCAGAGGTCGAGCGCCGTCTGGTGCGGGCCGCAGCGAGCGGACGCGTGTCGGTCCATGCAGCCGGGCGCCTATTTGTGGCGAGCGTCGTCGAGTTGGCCGCCGATGCATCCATGCGCTTGCAGGAATTGGTGGACGGTTCGCCGCTCGGGTTGTTCGTTCCTACGCCCGAGCCTGACGCGGTATAGCGATGGCTGGCCGCGCGGCTTGACCACACAGGTCAATAGCCGCTAGCAAGATTGCGAGACAAGCCCGCGCGCGAGGCTGTACTCCATGGGCGTGGATACTGCCCAGCCGCCGGTCAAGCCGGTTCAGCCGGACGAGCGTGACCCGAAGCCGAAACCGGCCTCGGCGAAGCCCGATCGGCCGACCACGGACGAGCGGCCCCCAGACGACACCAAGCCCGTCGTGAGGTTCGGATGACCGACGCCGTCGACACAGCGCCGCGATCGGACGCCTTCGCCGTCACCGTGGACGACACGATCGACGTGCGCGAGGGCGAGTGGGACGGCGCTCGCGGCGAGCGTGAGATCTTCGACTGGGCAACCGGCGATGACGGCGAGGTCGACTGGACCAAGGCGTCCAAGGGCTTCGGCGTCGCGGACCTGAACCCGCCCGCTGGCGAGAGCATCACCCGCGCGTCGTTCAAGTTGGCGATCGCCTACGTCGAAGGCGACAAGTTGATCGGGATCGGCAACGCGATCCGCAATGCGCTCGCACGGCTGCCGCAGACTGAGGGCCTCTCGGATGCGGTGCGCGACGAGGTCCAGGGCAAGCTGGAGGGGATGCTAACGCGCCTGAACGAGCAGACTGCCGACGCGCTGGCTGGCCACTTCTCCATTTCGGTCGATGACGCTCGCGCTGTGGTCGACTCGATCAGCGAGCGCCTGCTCGCGCTCCGCGACGTGGAGCGCAGCGAGGAAGAGCAAGCCGAGATCCGCGAGGAGTTCCCGCGCTTGATCAACGGCACCCCATCGCAAATGCGAGAGTGGGCCGAGTCGCCATACTCCGGCGAGAACCGCAAGGAAGGCGAGGCCCGCGTGAGCGCCCGCGATGCGCTGCGCCGCGTGATCGCGCTGAAGGAAAAGCCCATGTCTGACTGGACGGAGGGCGACTACGACGACGCGGTCAAGGCGATCGCGTTCGTCAAGCGCATGTCCGAGGTCGAGCAGGGCGACCCGATCGTGATCGAGGGGCGCGAGGGTCCGAGCGAGCGCGACGCGTCGCTGCGAGACTGGGGACACTGGACCTCCGACGATCTGGACGCGCTGGCCGGTCACTTCGTGATGACGGTCGGAGACTCGACCGACCGCGTCTACCGGACCTGCACCATGGATTTCTCGCTCGACGCTCAGGCGCGGGTCGCCGTCGATCGAGCACTGGCCATCGCCGACGAGATCGGCCCGCGCACCGACGCGGCGCAGGTCAAGGCGATCGCCGAGCAACTCCGCGCCGACGGATTCGCCGACTCGGTCTCGTCCGACGGTCTGCTGATCGTCACCGGCTACGCCGCGCGCACCGGCTCGCAACTCTACGGCGACGGCAAGTCGACGTGGTACGAGTACCGCAGCGAGGCCGAAGTCGAAAAGAGCCTCGCGTCCTACGATTACAAGACGTTCACCGATGATCACCCGCCGGTGCTGGTGACCTCCGACAACTGGCGAGAGTACGCCCGCGGGATGCTTGGCACCGGCGCAGAGTTGCTGCCGCCGGAGGATGACGGGCACCGCTACGTCAAGGTCAAGATCGTCATCGGCGACGTGGGCACGCTCCGCAAGATTCGGGACGGCCGTCACCAACTGTCGGCCGGCTACACCACGATCGCCGTGCGCGACCCGGGCGTCGACGCTCACGGCGTCAAGTACACCTATCGCCAGACCGACATCCAGATCAACCACCTGGCGCGTGTGGATGAGGGCCGCGCTGGCCCGCGTGCGCGTGTGCAGATCGACGGCGCCCAGCCAGTTTTCGAAGTCAACGAGGAGACCACCATGGCAACCCCCACCAACGATCAGATGACCCCCGAAGCGGCCGACGCCCTGCTCGACGCGATCAATGCGTTCGCGGGGGCCGACAGCCCCGAAGCGTCCGAGGCCGCGATGATGGCGATCGCAACCGCGACCGGCATCGAGCCGGGCATGGTCAAGCAGCGCCTCGGCGGCGGCGAGATGATGGAGATGGACGGCGTCCAATTCATCGTGAGCAAGGACGCCGCGGCCAAGATCCGCGAGCACCAACGACGGATCACCGGCGACGCTGCGAAGATCGCCAACGATCTGGCGACTGCGCAGGGGCAACTCGTCGCGCTCAGCCGCACGGTCGACACCCTGCAAGCAGCCAAGGCCGAGGCCGACATGCGTGATCTCGAGCGGGAGATTTCCCCCTTGTGCCCGCAGTTGACCAAGACGTGGACCGGCGACGCCCGACCCAAGTCTCTGACGGCGATGCGCGTCGCAGCGATCCTCGACCTCGACACGGCCGCCAAGGTCGACCTCGACAAGGCGATTGGCGACCCGACCGCACCCGCGCCAACCTACGACGCGTTCGTCGAGTCGCTGTATAGCGCGACCAAGCGGCACGCCGCGGCCCGCCAACGGGCCTCGGTCAACGACGGCGCGCCGTCGCTCCCCATTCCCAAGATCGACACCAGCGGCATCTACGGCAGCCGCGGCACCGCCAACTGAAAGGCTCACGACCATGTCTCTCGCACAAACCGTCGCCCCCATGCGGGGCCAGGATCTCAACCGCAACCACGGTGACGTTCGCTCGCGAGTGTGGCCGGGGCATCCCACTACGTGGACCGTCGCGCTGACTGGCGTCTATGCCGACGGGACCTACAGCTTCGACTTCGTCGGCCCGGTCTCGACCACGACCGTCTCCGTCGCGGTGGTCGGGTCAAGCTTCGCCGGCGTCATCGTCGAGTTGCGAGACGCGGCCGATGGCCTCGACGTGGTCTTTGCCGTGGCTGAGAGTTCGGCGAGCGGCGCGACCCTGACCATGGCGGCGCGCAACCTCGATCAGTCGTTCTCGCTGGCCACACCCGTGGCACCCGGCGGCGTCACCATGACGCTGACCGACGTGACCGGGGCCCTGACCCCGCTGCGCCCCGGCCTCGCGGTCTCGCTCGACGACGACGGCAACCTGCGCCGGCTCAAGACTGGTGACACCGCTGCGCTCGTTCTCGGCGTGTCGCAGATCAACGAGGAACTGGACAGCGCCACCGGAGCCGTCGGCGAGGTGGCCCAGTGGTCCGAGGGTTCGATGGTCACCGTCCGCTGCCAAGGCGAGATCCTGGTGCCCGTCGAGGAGGCCGTCACCACGCTCGACGCGGCGGTCTGGGTTCGCATCAACGCCCCGGGCTCGCAGGAGGTCGGCGCGTTCCGTGTCACCGACGCGGGCGGCGGAAACAGCATCCAACTCACCAACGCTCGCTGGACGGGCAAGTCCTTTACCGGCGGCGACGGAACCCCGACCGCCTACGTCTTGATCAACCAGCCGTGAGGCACGAGGACGACGACATGAACGCGCGAATCCAATCTCGCAACCGCACCCCGAAGCTCGACTTCTCGAAGCCCCATCATCAGGACGAGGCGCAGCAGGAGCACTTCCAGACCATC